TAATTTACAGAAAATGGGGGTAGGGGCCCCCGGGCCCCCCGAGGCCCGAAAATTGCTAAAAATCACTAATTTTAGGCCCCCTCGGGAATATTGGGGTACAACAGCCTCATGAACTCCCCGACCATTGCCCGCGCCGCCGTCGCCGTCGGAAGCCTTTACATCACGCCCCGTCGCCAGAATGCGTCCCTCTCTCCCGACCCCCCTCCTGCCCCTCCTATGCTGAGGAGGAGCCTGAGGATCGCAGAGCGCAGGTGGGCGGATTACGACGATGATGAACCCCTTCCAGCGTTTTTATTTGGCAAGATCATGGCTCCGATAGAAGATTCCTCGACCGAATGGACGGTTGTTACCCGGAGTAATAAGGGTAGCTGGCGCCGCGGCAACTAGACTTACTAACTAAAAGACCCCAGTAAACTCTTCGGAGTTCTTAAGGCTGGGTACAGACTATACTTCAATACAATGCCGTTGATTTCGCTTGCAAACAAGTCGGCCCTAGTTCTTCTTTATTCTAAGTCAACAGAAGTTGACTTCGGACCTTATAATCTATTTGCGAGTATCATTCAGAGACTGTTTCGCGAGTACAATGTAAAAAGGCGTGCCACTGTGTGTATTCAGGGGATTTATAGGGGGTTTGCAAAGAGAGAGATTCTATTTTGGGGACTGGCATCCTCGTTGAACTGCGTAGACGACGCCAAATCCTTGCCTTTCCTTTTTAGACGCATGCAGACTCACCATGCAAGTGTTTACCATAATAGAATTCTTAGCATCGAGTCGCGCTGGCGTTGTTTGGGGCGGTTCATTTGAAATGTTTAATTGTTCAATAAATAGCTGTCCTTAGGGGTTTAATATAGCGCGTCAGATAAATATCACTACCGCGCTATGCTAATCAATCTTATCGGGTTTGGTTCGTTTTTATATCTACTTGGTAGTTTCATTGGATGTTCTCCTAGGGTTAAAACTAATATATGCCCCAGGGTGTATCCATTTATTATTGCAGGTGGATGTCCATATATTCAAACATCTAAAGACCCATCTGCATTAAAAATAAAATGTAGCTTATATTAGAACCCGTCTCCAAAATATAACCAACTGGTTTTGAATTTTGGCGCTATAACATAATTGCAATGCATATATGACTTAATAATCTCTGCACGCGAGAACTCGAAATTGCCCGTGTTTTCTAATATGCGGCTTATTGTGAGCTCCGTGATGTAGCTATGTGTTCCGCCCTTTCCGAACATGTCAGGGTTTTCCAATGCTAAATCCTCATAACATTTCCATAATGCGCCAGAAGATGTCGTGCACGCCCCCGTGAATAACATGCCTATTACCGCCGCCCCAAAAGGCTGGTTCGAATCATCACACTTTTTACCCAGAGCCTCGTCGAAATTCTTATCATCATGGGTTGCCTTGCTCTGTTTATCGCATTCCGGAGACAACCCAAAACATGCCGATCTATCCGCAGAAAATACTTTGTACATGTAATATGCTCCAATCAATATTGCATAAAATACTATCAGTAATATTATCGATCCTATCATTTATATTAAACAATATTTTTAATAACAACATTTAAATAAATAAAAGGGTACTAGGGCACATGGGGATCGAACCCATGACCACAAGATTAAAAGTCTTGCGCTCTGCCTACTGAGCTAGTGCCCCTTTTATTTATTGTACGTTAAAGATTTCTATCGACCCATATCGAACTGAGTAAATTCTCGTGGTCCATATGGAAATTCTGTAGTTGATGTACAGTTATTGTAAATTAAACTATCTAACTTAACAAGGTAGTCTTGATGATTTAAAAGAGCGTCGTGAGAAACTAGCCATGTTCCCCAGATAATCATGTAAGCTATAAACGCCTTAATTGGAAAGACATCCATTGTTATATTGTAATATTATTTTTATCTTTAAGTAGTTTAAATACGATATTCGTTCCACTCAAATCCTCTAATAAACTTAGCATTTTTAAATTTAGACGCCACAATAGAAAACCCAGAATTTGATGCTGAATATATTAGATTCGAATTTGTTAAAATATAAAATTCAGTAACTGTATCTAAAACCTGTTTAGGTGTTATTTTGTTTGCTAGCCCCGTATGCCCTATGTCTGAACTCGCAATGATAACATTATCATACATCTTTTTAATTTGCGTCTTCTTTTCTGTATTGTCGCATAATAATATAATTTTTTTGTCGCTATTTTTTTTAATGAATGCGTGTAATTTTTTCTCTGAAAACTTTCTCGAGTCGTTATCTAGATATTCACTGGGGTCGTCTAAAAAATCATCTCCCATCCTTAAGTGTATCGAAATGTAATTATTAGGTATTAATGGCAATATATTATTTACATTTTGTTTTACACTTTCAGCGAAATAAAATACTTTATCTAAGTTTACATTATAATTATAATAACTATTTTCCACTGTTTCGCCGCCCAACTCTATATACCAATCGCGCGGGACACTAATTTTATAATTTTTTAGAGTTGAGATCTGTTCTTCTGTAATGTTCATCTCGTCGTATATTGGTTTTATATATTTTTCTATATTTGTGTTGTTTATTTTATAATAGAATCTTATATTATTGTTCATGCAATATGTTAATGTCATCATAAAAAACTTAATATAGTCACCTAGACCCCCAGTTCCTGACTCAAAATTGTAAATAATTGAATTTTCAAAATTTTTATAGTTTTTTATATATGTTTTCATTATCTCATCTCCGGTTTGTTTTCTATAATCGGCAAAGTAAAAGACGCAAGTAAATATGACCAATAAAATTAGGAATATAATAACTAAAATATTCCTAATTGACATCAATAATATATATAAAATCATTTATTTTTGAATATTTTTACTCCTAAATAGGTTAAGAGCCTCATTAAGTTCCTTTCTTGCTTTTTTTGTAAATCTATATTCTGTTTCGTCATCATTTACGATAAAATCATCCATTGAATTATACCCATCGCAAAAAGAATCCTCTGAAATCTCTTCGTCGCTATCTATGTCATCTACTTCATTTACAAGGTCCCATTCGCGACACAGGTGCCTGGCGATATGTCTACAAGGACAGTCGCATTTACAGACATCTAAGTTCTTAAGTGAAACAATTTTACTAACAGACGTCGGTAGTTTACACCCTAGGGTAGGAAAATTAACTGTATGTTTTTCACAGCAATTACATTCAACGAGTTCGTCTGGGAGATCTTCCATGTTTATACAGTCATTCATTTTCTTATCAAAGTATGTCTCGGCATCTGTATTATTCTTTACCAGGAAATCTTTAAAGTTCATCATATTATATTATACTCAATAACTTTATATTTAATTTTCACACGATAGTTCGTTTTCACTCTCGATAATCTTACAAATTTCTCCGATAGATTGTTCTTCACACAGCGTTTCTTCATCTAGGTCAGAGTCTGATGATACTTCAAAATTTTTCCAATCGATCGCGTGCTTGAAGCAATAGTAATTCTTAGAACTTTCTGGATTGGTTGTCCCCGGCTTCTGACAAGGATCTCCGGACTTGTTCATTCCGCAACACTTTCCGTGACCCTGCTTGGGTTTTCCCGGACTAGACTTGTACCATGTCTCGTCCTTCTCGTCTGTCTTTTCGGTTTTCAGTTCTGGAACTTTCTTAGAAACACTCTTTACCTCCTTCAGATAGGTGTCGATATCTTTCTTTGTGATCTTTTCCTTATCAAAGTCGTCTAGAGTAAGATTGTTTTCCCCTGCATATTCTGCAGCAATCTTAGTTGCCCACTTCTTCACACCGGATGTAATAGTCTTCAAACTCTTTACGGGAGCACTGTTATTTTGGGGAGAGCTTTCTAGAAGCTTATGAGCAAGCTCAATAAAAGAATCATTGAAAAGTGATAGAAGTTCTTTCATCGCAGAATCATCAAGATTGTGCTTAGTTTTGAAACAATTAAACCGGGACTCCATGCTCATTGTAATATAAATTATTATCATTTATTTTTTTAAATTGAATTTTTTTTTGTAAATTTTATTTTTTTAATAAAAAGACGAACCATTTGCAAAATAGACATCACAATCTACCAAGTTAACCTCTAGATAAGATGGAAATACTATAACAGATTTGTGTTCGTTTATTTTTTTACCATTCCACCTGAATGTAATGCTACTACCTTTGTTTTTTAAATAAATAGATAGAATTTTGATTGTATTAGTTATGTATAGTTTCCATCCATCTGTACTTATAGATGTACCACCCATATTTAAATTACTAATCTGAAAATTCCAAGCACTGCGGTTTGCCGAGTTTGTTAATTTAGATATATTAGATACCTCAGTGTTTTTAATATCCTTAAATATCCAATAATTATTCTCGCAATCGTCGTCCTTTAATCTACTGAACATACAAGAATAAGTGTTATTACAACCACTGTCATCCACTGGAGTATCTGATATTTTGTTAGATTTTTGCCACGCCATAACTTCATAAGGCATAACTGAATATAACCTCTCTATATCACTAAATAAGTCTTTTATATCACCCCGAGGATGATTGCCCAATACACATGGAAGAAATTCGTCGTAAGCAATAACACGGTTGTTAATATCTACATTCTTGAGTTTTCTAATAGCGTTTTTATTATAAAGTATGCACTCTGTATTCCATTTATAGCCGTGTTTATAAATAAAATCTGAGATTTTCGTGAGGTCTTCATTCCAAGACTGTCTGCTACCTAGGTCTAAAATATCCCACGTGTGATCACCTCTTAGGCAATGATCAATTCTGTATAACAAATCACTGTAAAAAACCGCGTCATCTTCTAAAATTAGAAGATATTCATTATCTATAAGATTACATGAATTTATCGCGCTTAAATGAGAAATTGTACAACCTATTTCCCCTTTAGTAACTTCCCTGTTCCAATAATCATCGTGTATTCCCAAGTCGGCTTTCCACATAGGGTACGCAGTGTGATTTTCCCCTCTATCCGCCACTACAATCTGTGTATTAATTGTCCATGTATTTGGTATATCTAAATTATCTATTAGTTCTATTATATTGGTTAATTTATCTCGTCTTTCTAAAATATTAATAACCTTAATATAAATCTTTATGCCTTTCAAAGTCTTGTGTCTGTATGCATAATCTATACATCTTCTATCAGACACGCTTGTTGGCACTTCTTTATTTATATCTTCGCGTATTGACAAACTGTCTACATTAAAAAACCCAATTAATATATATCTTTTTCCAGAGGTAATTTTATTCCCTCCGTGCCTTATCTTACCACTGTGAAATAATAAATCTCCTTTGGCCGGCATAACGGTTTTGTCATAATATTCATAATATGTCCCCCCTCCTATATAATCATCGGGGTTACTCAATAGAGCTATAAAAGATAGAACCGAACTATCCCTATGTATAGACAACATGCTCTGTCCGTTTGGATCATATTTAACAACAAATAGGTCGAATGGTGTTATGGTGCCATTTATTTTATATGCACCGATGCACAACTTTGATATATCATTTATTTCTTTTGACAAGTCTAGTGTCTTGATATCATTCAATGGTATATCAGTGGTTGGGTAATTTTCGTGTCTATTTGTTGTCCATGAATCCGCTTCATTTGCTTTTTTAACTATTTCGTCGCATCTTTCAGATGAGAAAAATGGCATCCGGTATAATCTTGAAAGGGGATTTCCGGGGGATATTTCATTTTCTTTCATATTATACATTTACTATGTATTATCTCTTTAAAATAATTACTTAATTTTCTTCGCGCGCGTTTTCTTCTGTTTTGCCGGAATTATGTCTAGCCATAGATCGGGTACATTCTCCAACATTGGAGTAAATATAGTTTCGATTACAGACTTAAATTGATGATCGAAGTAATAAAGATAATCAATTGGTATTCCATTCTTCTTTATGTATTCGGGGTCTTCTACCTTTTCAAATTGTTTTGTACTGTCATATGTAGCAAATACATATGGAATCCTGTCCCCCGAATTTACAACGTCCATTTTGTCTCTTTCTAATCTCTTCCTTGCCAGGGCAACATGGGGGAGATTTGCCGGACAGCGTTTAAAGGTTGTAGTCTCTGAGCAATTGGGACAAATGTGTTCTCTTTTAAGAAAATCCTCCATAAGCGTTTCCTTTTGAATGTTATCTTCTTTCGGTTTTTTCCATAATACAGTTATGTCCATCTCTTTCTTTCCAACAATATTTAGTTCATAGTATGTTTTCGTACATTCGTTACAAAGAACTTTGCGATCAAATGCATAACCAGTCCTTAGAGATTTAGACAATAGTAGATCTTTCATTGGGACCTCTCCATTTATCAACATCCTAATTTTGTCTCTTGCAAAATCTTTAGATGTCTCGATGAGTTCAGTTACTGAATCAAATGTATAATTAAGAACCTTTTCATTTAGAAAGATGTATTCAAAGATCTTTTTAGCATTGTTCCTTACAAATGGGCAATTATCGCGTCTTACAACCTGGATTCCTTTGTAATCGATGTAGTCATACTTTAGAGGATTTGTCCAGAATAGACTTGCATATCTCTTTTTGGAATACAAGATGAACGGATACATAACCTTTTCAAATTCTAGTTCAATGGGTTTCTTGAATGTAGCCGATATCCGATCGGCACATTCTGGCGCAGTCTTAAACACGTAGTCCATATGGGCTTGACCCCTTAGATCACTTCGAAACTTAACATAAATAGAATCGGTGTCTCCATAGACTACCTCGCAATCGTACCATTCTTCTGCGCACTTTTTAGAATGAGCGATCATCTGTCTACCGCTTGCAGTTACCGCTGCAGCGATTTTCTTATTAGGCAATCTTCCATACTTAGCCCCGGTGAATCCATAAATACTGTTCATAGATACCTTGATTGCTAACTGTACTCCGTTGAGAACTGCATATAGATCATCGTCTGGCTTTAGAGTTTTCATTTGTTTTCGGATATCCTTTCTCTCTAGCCACAGGCGCTGTAGAATCTTAGGCATAATACCCTGATGATTCTGTACAAACTTTACGGGGCCATCTCCCCAGTCTACGCTCTCGTACGTACATTCAGGTAGATTATCGAATTCTGGGTCGTCTACTATAGTGGAGTAGTCATAATTGTGTGCAATCATGATAGACGGATAAAGACTTGCAAAATCAAGACCCGCAATTGGTACAAAATGTGCGCCAGGTGTTGCATCTAGGACTGTTGCCCCAACAAAGTTATCTTCGTCTTCGTCCACGCTCCCAGCGGGTTTATAGTCTGTAGTTGGTATAAGAAAGTTTTCTTTTTTTGTCTCGTAAGCAATTTGAGTATGAACCCGGATCTGTTGACCTCTAAGTTCAATATCTTGCATCGATACCATTGTAATATTGGCCATTCCGACCATATTAGTAATTATCCGCAACTTCAACATCAGTTCAATAAGTAGCCAACAGTCCTGTGCACAATACTTGGCAACCAATGCTATCTTGTCTTTAGTAGATGTATTGTATCTGAATAGATCTGCTGGACTAAGGTCATCCTTGTTTTCTCCGATGAAATGCTCTGCGACATTATTTAGCTTATAAGATTCAAGCTTGTGTTCCTTTTTGATTAAAAACATAAGGTCGAGTTGCGTAATGCCATACGTTTTTACATACTTCATCGTGTTGTCCCCGTAAGCAGATGTACTTAGTCTACTCTCAATGAATTCCGCGGGCTTACTTTCAATCCTGCTTAGATTCTGTAGAACATATTCAATATCAAGAACTTTGGCGCGGGCATTGAGGTACGCCCAGTCGAACCCGTACCCGTTATACTGAACTAAGATGTCTGGATCAGTATCTCTAATGAATTTTACCCATCCCTCGATAAGATCTTTCTCTGAATTATACGCCTCGATAATAACTCCGTCTACTGGGTCACATTCGTTGTCTATTGGGCTTTTAATAGTGACGACATGCTTGATTTTTTCCTTTGTTCCGAATTTGTACAAACTGGTACCAATTTGTGTAATAATGTCAAGTGGATTTTCTGGATTGGGAAACTCATTCGTGTTATCATATCGCGAAGAGTGTGAAAACGCCTCAATGTCCCACGAACCAAGAGTCATGTTACAGATTTCCTGTTTATCATATGGCTTTGCATTATTGTAGTGACAAATGTAACTATGTTGACATCTAGACATTTCTATGTCTTGAGTGATGTTTTTAACCTTAATCCACCCGGCCATTTTAATATCCATCTTATGAGTGAATCTTAGATATGGGTCAATATTTGACTCATATAGATCAAATTTTAACTGAGTGGTTTTATCGATGTTAGAAATCTTAGGTAACCTACTCTTCTCCTTTGGGTTTAAAATGTACCTGATACGATTAAATGTAGCAAGATTTTTACATACGAATCTTAAGAACTTATATTTCTTATTATTTGTAAACCCCCTGTATTTCTTACGCTCTACAATGTCAACCGATATAAGGTCGTCCCTAGACTTGTAGAGTTTGTTGCGAATAAACCTTTCAACTTCGTTTTTAGAATATGTATTAAACGTTGTTTGGTGCTTTTCTGGCACTAACGCAAAAAAATAAGGTCTGTATGATTCAAATCTTACACATACGGATTCTCCTATCTCGTTTACACCAAATGAGTAAATGTGATACCGTTTGTCGACCGTATTAGGATCTTCTTCCTCCTCTTCGTCCGACACATCTTTTTCAATTTCTTCATCAAATGCATCCCATGATAATATTTGGTAAACTAATTCCGTTTTTTCATCTCCATTCTGAATTCTCTTAAATTCTTTTAATGACATAGCTGCTATATTTATATATAATTTATCTATTTAAGTTGATTATAATTCAAAAAAACTAACTGCAAATAGGATAACCGAACCGAATGCGACGCTCTTCTTAATTAGCCCCCCGTCAGACGTAGATATACCACATACACTGAAGTCTAGCCACTGTTCGGATAATATGTTTCCTAATATAATCCAATCTAATGTAGCAGAAGATGAATCTGCTATATTCAATGCTACTATATCCAGTTTTCCATTTGTTTTATTATGTATCTTTTCGTCTGGTATTTTAGATAAGAATTTGTTTATAAATCCAATAGACTTTATATACTTTAACACATCGTTTCGTTGAACTGCATACCTTGTCATATATAGTAATAATGCAAACTGACACGATATATAGACTATACTCGGGTGTATTAAATACCTGTCGTGGTCTTCAAATTCTATTTCGGTTGTAATATCTGTGTCACCGGGTATAATGTCTCGTATGAAGATTACTAAACTTGCTCCGCCAAGTAAAGTAGTAAGAGAGATTATATCGTTATAATAATATATAGTACTCTCTATTTGTCTTCGGGTTATTACAACTCGAGAAATTATTGTAGTAAGGGGAGACTCGCAATCTTCAAACCATTCTATTCCATCTTTTAAGTCTCCTACGAATTTTTTGAACTCCGATACATGAGAGTTCATCACAAACACAAAAGATAGCGCATATAAGAATATTATTAGTCTTGAGTATACCCACTCTACAATTATAATAGAAAAAAATGATATACTATTATTGAATAAATCTAACCAATAATAACTGTTATAAAAGGACGCTACGTCTAAGAAATTTACTATTATACTTATTATAGCAGAACCAAATATAAGAACTGTTTTGATTTTTTTGGATTCCAATTGTTTTTCTAAATGATTACTCCTGAAATAAAATTTCTCCCATGTGTAGATAATAGGTATATTAGAAGAATATAGAAAGGAACTTAGGAATTTTAAGTCTGTTACATCTTGCGAAAATCTATAGAGTGAATAAAGTGGTTGAACCGATAATAACAAAAATATCATAACAGAATAAAGGGTGTATAACGAGTACAATAATTTATATTTATCACTTATGTCCCTATTTTTTTTAATCTTATATATAAACATCTGAGGAGACGGAGTTTCATCGGCAATAAGTTTTAACGTATTAACAGTTTTACCGTTTTTTAAACTAGACTCTATGCGAGTATCTATTGTATATTTCCTAACTGGGAAAAAATTTACGTCCCACGATTTAATACCTAAAAAAAATAATAATATATCTAACATAATAAGAACAATGCTATTATTACTTATTATTATTTTTTTCTTCTTAGTATATACATTTTTTGTACCCTGTTCAAGATCTCATGTAGCCAAATCGGGTAGAAGATATCTTTCTAGGGATCAAAATACTGCCGAGATATTGGACGTTCTTAGGGACATATCGGTTGATTTAATATATGACGAAAGTATAAACCCAGAAGATTCTAGGAGATTAAAGATAAAATTACAGAATACAAGTTATAGAGAGTTGATAGATATGGATCCAAATTTAATGGCATGGAATTACGACAAGGGCCGCGAACTCGGGTTTAAAATATACAACCCCAATGGAACCCCGGTATCCGCAGAGGAGATAATTAATTCTCTATTACACGAACTTGCGCATTCATTGGTGCAAGACTATGGTCATCATCATGCCTGGAAAACAAAAAATGATTATCTACAGTCAAATTACAGGGCTAAGTACGTAAAAATCCTAATAAATAAAACATTCCTAACATATTAAATGAACGATCTTTGCATAGGAGGAGGAGGAATAGATGGATTAATGTTCATAGGTGCACTTGAATATCTTCATGAAAATAACCTACTGGATTTAAAACGGTTTTATGGATGTTCAATAGGTTCTTTAATAGGTATACTTTATATATCTGGAATTCTTCCTAAGAAACTATTGGCCATTATCATGAAAATAGATAAATCTGAATTCATAAAGTGTGATTTTTCAAATATTAAAACTAATAATTCTATATTAAATAATGACGCACTTGAAACTATGATATCTATCTTAGAGAATTACAATGAGATAACTATAGGAGATTTTGTAAAAAAATATGGCGTAGATATAAATATATATGCAACAAATTTAACTACCCAAGAATACACAAATTTTAATAAAGAAGATTATCCAGAAATTAAGTTAAAGGACGCCATAATGGCGTCGATGAGTATTCCTTTCATATTCCCACCTGTAATTATCAAAGACTGTCAATATATAGACGGGTGCATAACAAATATACTGGGTTCCCCCCCACCAGATATTTTTGTAAAGGGTTATAGTATTATATTAAAATCTGGAGCAAAACACTATATGGGGAAAGTTATTGAGGCCATGGTTGGAGGTGAACAACCCAATAGTTTATACACTATAATATGCGATGGTAATTTAGGGGGTGTAGATGTTTTGAATGCGCAGAATTTATTAACAGACTCTAATATATTTGAAATGTATAAATATGGGATTAACTGTTCTAGAAACCAGATTACTCACAATAATTTCACGACCTGGGAATAACTTCCTTTAACCATTTTTTCTTATCTCTCATATAATCTATGTAGGCAATTTGTTTATTCTGTGAGTAGTTTCCGTCTGAATGTTCGATTATTGCAATTGATTTATGTTTCCTCTGTTCCTCGATCTGTTCGTAACTATGTCTTATTCTCTTTATAGCATTATCAATAGATTTTGGTTGAAACGCAACAGTCGGGGGATTAAATTGCCTGTCAAGTTTTAACATATCTGCGCAATTTTCTTTTATCTTAATAGATTTTATTACATTTTTAAATTTAGTGTCGCATATCTCGCCATTTAAGTAATACCTTTGACTATGCTCGCTGACTATTATACACGGTCGGTTGTTTTTCTCGCAAACGTCTATTACAAATGATGACAGTGTGTCATATTCTATGAAGTTATGGAAAACTATACATAAATCTGAATTCTTAATGATATCGTAAATAGATTTCGTTGGGTCCTCACTGTTGATTGACATTCTCATCAAGCGAAACATATTTCTATTGCAAATGTTATTTATAAATGGCAATTGTTTCCCGTACGTATGACTTATGTTTACATCTTCGGGTAAATAATTATCTGAGATGTATTTAGTAACGGGAGCAAAATTATCCCAGTTAATATCTTCGGCAATAAATACGTTCATCTCTTGTTTAGTTAATATAACAAAATCTCTTATTATGTGTTTTTTATTGTAAATTTTAATATAATTATTAAATAAAATGCACTACATAGAAATTGTCATCCCTATCGCAATAGTAATATGTTCGGCTTTGTTAATATATTGCACGACAAATATATTTACTAAATTTGTCAAATACGAAAAACCCCCGGCGCAATTAAAGGTTGAAGATATCAAGTCTCTCCCCCTTTTAACCGATAAGGTAGTAGTATTAAGTAGAGAAGATTGCCCTTATTGTACAATGATAAAAGATAAATTAAATGATTACAAGGATTACACCATTGTTACATATAAACCGGATTCATCCCTTGCATTTACTCCCGACTTTACAGATATGCCGGTTAATGAAAGAGAATCCGTTAACAAAACAATATCTCAATTTATCATAGATAGTAAACCAGTCGGTCTATTTTTCCCCACTATATTCCACGGGGATAAAGTTGTAGTTGGATTCCCCCCCGACGCCGAATTTAATAAAATATTTAAAAAATAAATCGTTATTATAATGAACTTTAACAGGATAGTGTCCATCGGCGACATCCATGGGGACTTTAAAATATTTAAGAGACTGTTATATATGTGTAATGTTATTGACAAATCTGGGAATTGGGTCGGGGGGTCAACCTATGTCATACAATTGGGTGACACTCTAGATGGTAAACGACCCGGTGTAAGAATGAGTAAAAAATATTCGCAAGAAAGTGGGGAACTTGAAATAATTTTATATATACTTATTTTAGACTCGCAGGCAAAATTAAAAGGTGGGAGAGTTATATCTATTTTAGGAAACCACGAACTGTATCCGCATTACTTCGGTGACGACAAACAATTTATAAGGGATTATGTTAAAAAATCAGATATAGATGTGTTCAAATTTCATGATATAGATCGTACTACTTTCTTACAGCCCGGTAATATAGGGGGTTCATTGTTGGGTCGTACTAGACCCTTGATTTTGCAGGCCGGAGAATTTTTATTTATCCATGGTTCTATAACTGATGCAATGATAAAATCCAATATCAGTCCCGCGACGGGAAAAGTGGACATATATAAAATTAATTCGGATGTATCTAAATGGCTGATGGGTAAAGGTAAAGTTCCTCAATATCTAGAAAATACGGGCAAAGATAATCCGGTATTTTCTAGAATTTATTCTGAAGACAAAACACTGAATGTAAATAATTGCAATAGGATACGTAAACAGATAGATAAATTTCATAATGCAAATCATGTAGTTATGGGACATTCTACTTATTCTAGTATAAACACAACATGTAAAAGAATGTTAATAAGAACAGACGTTTCTTTATCTAGGGCGTTTGGTGGCGAATTAGAAAATAAGAAATTGCAGGCTCTTGAGATATTACAAAATGGTGGCGAACCTATATTAAATATTATCACCGAATTGGGTAAAACCCCCCTAAAATAAAGTTTTTATTATTTTTTCATAATTAATATCTACATTCTTAGGTACGCCGTTGTATATCTTAGCTATTGGCCCGTTGAAACATAGCATCGCAATGCTATGCCTGTTCTCAATGTCTAAGGAAATCCATTCTACCTTTTTAAAGAAAGAATACAAATCATTTTTGAATATTTCGAATTTAGTCTTCCATTTGTCATTTTCTATGTCTATAAGACCAAATTCTTTTGAATTCTCTATGTCGGTATCAAAAATGATATCCTGAAATTTCTGAACAATTTTCCCCTTTGTTTTCCCCATAACTAAAAGGTATCCAAATAGTTGATAAAGATCATAATCGTTTTTTCTTACATTAATTAGTTTCATTCTGGTTTTAATTTCAATGACAATATCATTATGAGATGCGTCATGAAATCCCCTGAGTTCATACTGGGGTAAATCATGGAATGGAACATACCTATGCAAACAATTATTTCCTTTTGTGTACATTTTAGATTTGATAACGGAGCTTTCGTTGTTATTTCCGCAGTCTTTTTTAATTGAGGAATCTAAGAAGTCTTTTGCCATAGTGATGTCGTTTTCTGTCATTTCATTGTTTTCAGCCTTTAGTTTGTTTATGATATCGTTTTTAACATCATCTATCGTAGACACGTCAGTTATTTTTTTCTTATACCCTGAATATATATCCTTGAGTTCTGAGTCGTATACCCGCGTGTTACCATCTGATTCTATTATACCTCCAATCTGGAATAAAATGGCTTTTACCAATTCCTTAGAGTGTCTAGCCAATAGAAGTAGTATAGTTTTATCTTGCGGTTCATAGCGGTTTTTACCGCACGCCGATCCTATATAAGATATCTCTAGGTACTGCATTTATAATGTATATTGTATTTTTTTAAACTTATTTTTAGTAATGAATAAATTGCTAAAAATAAATATTATTAAATAAAAAATATCCATAGAAGTTATATAAACATGGAACGAGCAGCAAACGATATAATTGATATGCTTACGAAACGTAATATTTTCAAAACTGGTATACCTATAGAAAAAAAGATATATTCCGATGTTCCAAAATTTTTAAACCTGTTAGTTACTTTCTTTTATTCCCATGAAATTTTTCACGGACATATAAATGTTCATTATACCGTATGGAAAGATATTATAAATGATAGATTTGCTAAGTTATTGGACGCTTATAATAAGGAATATGAAATTAATAGAAATAATATCAATGATAGAAGAACTAAGATGATTAATTTCGCCAGTGAATTAGATGCACAGAATTTAATGTCAGAGTTGGACGACATGAGTTTAGATCCTAGCGTATCTTCATTGGTTAAGGCTTTTAAGGGGGGAGGTATCAGTAAGAAAAGGCGGCCTAGGAGATAATAAACCTAAAACAACAATTCTTCCTCCGCGTCTCCAAACCCGGTATTAAATTCCGAGAATACATTTGTGCTGTCTAGAGCAATTCCATATTTTGAAGCCGTGCATACAGGACAGTCCCCTGGAACATCTCCGTATCTAGAATCATCCATATTTCTTGGTGTACAAATACATTCAGAAGTGCTTACACAGTTACTTCTTTTTACATAACGGACATTTGTGTGCCCTGTTTTGGTCTTGTATTTTTCGGGTTTAAAGTCCTGTAAGTATCTGGGACCGTGCTGTTTAAGCATACGTTCTTCTATTTCTGGTATTGTCATCTCACTAACCTTTTTAGGTTTTGTAATGCCCCTGGATAGACCAGTGATCATGGGGCGCGGGATGTCGGTTAATGGAGACACTGAGTCTTCCATATCATCGTCGAGTCCTTCGTATAAAGAAGACATACTGAACGATGGGCTCTTCGGACTTTTTTTTCCGCCGAAGTTCGTGTCATCCTCTCCGAAGTTCGTGTCATCCTCTCCGAAGTTCGTGTCATCCTCTCCGAAGTTCGTGTCATCCTCTCCGAAGTTCGTGTCATCCTCTCCGAAGTTCGTGTCATCTCCGCAACTATATTCCTGTTCTTCACCGAAGTAATTGTCTCCAAATAAAGTCCTGTGATTATCCTCATTGTAATTAAACTCTACTCCTCGGATAATATAATTGGGCTGTTCTTTAAGGGCGTCATTAAATTTAGACAATATGTCTCCATTTATCCCCTGGCTAATTACATCGCTATAAAACTCCTTGGAGGCCTTTTTTGCCACTGTATTTATCACGGAGGCTACCATGGTACTCTCTACAAACGATATTGTCCCATTTCTAACAATGGGTTTTATATATGTTAATCTCTTATCTTCCGAACTAATTAAGAATATCGGCCACATTTTAAGAGATTCGTCGTCTATTTCTGGGAAAGTCTCTTTCATCCAGGGACCCGATTTTTTCTGACTATTCAATGCCTTCATCATTACATCAGATATGTAACCAGATGAAATTTCTTCCATTGCAGTGTCTATAGGAGGCTCAAACCCTAATTTATCATATTCCCTCGCGGCCGCAATTACTTCCGGTGGGGCGGGCATATAATTTTCCTGATACTCTTCCCTTAGATATTCAAATGCTTCAATCTCGTCCGCCGACGTTTCCTCGCTACAATTCTTAGATTTTTCAAATGTATCCATATCGCTCTGTATGTATACCCAATTGGCGTCCCCTTCCATAACAGTTTTCATTCCAACCTGTTTATCCCCCTCTTCCACCTCTTTGAATCTATAATATTGTATCATTGGGTTGCTACCTGAACCAGTTACGGCTTTTATTACAAAACCAGTTGCTGTGCACTCCGTATATAGTCTTTCAAGAATTTCCCCTGTTTCAGAACCGTCTGCATCTAGAGTTCTCACTGGACTAGAAGGGCGAGATGACAGTGGACTAGATGATCTAGATGGTATTGGGTCACTTGACGATCCCGCCCCGGGAGAAGAACCAGATGAAATTGCGGATGTATCAGGGACGCCACTTTTATTTAAACACATCTTTATTTGGTCATCAGACAGGTTAGTTATCATCCAGTTTATTATACTCTCCGTTGTTAGGTTGTCAAAAAATTTTAACGTGGCTGCGCTCATTTATTATTACTTTTACATTTTATTTTTAGTTTTATTTTTATACATTGCATGAGCCTCATTTACAATACTTGGGTTGCTTATACCCATAAGTAGTAATTCTTCTAAATGGGTCTCGGGGTAAGCTCCATATACATAGATTAGGTCCAGGACCTTTTTATTGATTTTTTCTTTTTGAGAATCTAGATAAAATTCATCTGCAATTTTTCTCTTTACAGCCTCTGATACTAAATTACTTGACGCAAGAGATTTTATACATTTTACAAGATTATCTTTTAATCTATAATCGTCTTTGAATGTTATTGCAGTAGTCCCCGTTTCATTTAGATAATTTTTCCTGAGAGTTGGTATCAGTTCAAACTTACTATGCAAGTCTGACATATACTTTGATAGAGATACATCTATATCAAGTTCTTTGAATGTTTTTCCCGATGTCCATGGTATTATATCTTCTTTCATATTTAGATCCTGGTTTATGTCTGTATCATATAAGATTTCAGAATCGGGGTACGGTGTAATCATATTTGTTTCCTGGTCAGCCTGGAATCCGGCCTCTATAAATTTAATAGGGAGATCATTTCTGGGGAATGTAAATTCCCTATTGTATATTTGGCTAAACTGGACAAGTTCTGGTATTCCCTCGCGTATGTACATTCTACCATTTGAAGGATTCTTGTAGTAAATCTGATACATTCCTCCCCTGACAGGAATACAATGTTCTTCTAACCTTACTATATTACCATTTTTATTTATATTACAGTCTATAGAGCAGCTTTTGATTATTTTTTCGAAATCATTATTAATTGCATACTTTTTAATAGATGATTGCAACATTTTTTGATCTATACTATCAACTGCTAAATTTTTCCAATTGCCTATCTGATTAACCGCGTCGTCGTCTTCCCCTTCTCCGGGGAATACGGAGTAGTGCCTATATATGTCAACATATTGTTCGTCTTTAGGTAAATTAGAATGGCTGCAATACCTAGACGCCCTTGCAAGAATTTGTTCAATTCTAGATTCGTTCCACCACGGGTCTGTTATATGAACCTGTCTTACATTCTTGAAGGATACTCCTTCCATGACCGATCTTGTTCCTAAAATAACCTTAAGCAAATTCCCATCTGAATTCTCGGGGGAATTAAATGTATTTCTAGCCCGCTTTATTAAAGCCCCGGTTGGGTCTTTAGATTTAGTTTCAGAACTCCATATAAAATATTTATTACTTGCCTTACTGCTATCACCCTGGAAATTTATGAACCCAAGTGCTTCTAATATAATAGATAGAGGTTCTACGCCATATTTTAACCAATTAGAGAATATAAATACGGGTCCTTTACTACTTAGCGTTAATTCTATTATGGATGCAAATTTAGTTGAAACCGTTTTAACATATTCTATAATGTCTGTATTCGTTCCTTTAATAGATCTAAGATTTTGCCTAAATGTCTGTAAGGCAGTTTTCTTTTCTTCAAGGGTTTTATTTACTGTTTCGCCTATCTTAGGAAGTGTTATATTTGAATATTGTTGAGTAGTTACAAACATTCCAGTTATCTTATCGTCCTCTGTATTATCGTAGTTTCCTAGAAGTACGTTTTCGTAGTTACTATTACCGGTTTCTCCGGGTTTTGTTAATTGTTTGTCTTTTGAGATATCCGAATACAATGCATCTATGTAGTCTAGTTTATGTTTATTGGAGAATGGGTGTTGAATTGTTATAATTCTTTTATAAGGATAGGCATTTGGGTTACCTCCCTTGAAATAAGAAATATACCCCGAGCAAATGTAACTAATAAGGTCCTGATTTATTACGCATGAGTTATCTTTAATCCAATTTACCGGCTTTGCTTGTTTATCGCATACTTCTTCGCCGTCAACTATTTTTTTCTCACCTATAAAATACCTGTAAAAATCTATATCTTTAATAGGAAACGGGAGTCTTGGCCTTAACAAATTAATTGTTAGTGCCAATTCATATGGATTATCATATATAGGTGTAGCAGACATAAGAACTAATTTTAAATTTGGATGAAAATAATACCTTATGGAATCGTATAGTTTTTTATAGAATGTTCCCCCTGCGCTCACTAGTCGTTGTATTTCGTCTATTATCAGGAGTCCATTTTCTCTAAATAAGCCGGAATCGTTTAAGAGCATTTCATTTTTAATAAATTGTCCATTTTTTCCCGTTTTGTATAATGATTCTATGAATTTATTATGACTAATAATTTCAAATGTTCTTATTATATTACCCCTAATGATTTCCTGGTATTTCCTGAGTTCAAGTGTTAACTTAGCTACCTCATTTTCCTGAGTTTTAAATTGTTTCGCCAATAACGGAGAATTGTCTCCATTGTTAATCATAACTTCTAATTTATACATTTTTGCAATTTCAGATTCTAGTACTTTCTGTCTTTTATTAAGGAGAGAGTTTTTGGTCTCAGATACATAGATGTCCCTTTCTAACTCTCCGTCTCCTTTTTTTATTAAACAAAACGACGGACATGAAACAAACTTACCATTTCTTATTTCCCCCGAAATCTCTTCGTAATATTGATCTATAAGTGGAGCTGGGACAGCATATATTATTCTATGGTTTGTTGCATTCTTGAGGGATTCGGCAACTACTATAGATGTGCATGTTTTTCCGGAACCCAGGCCGTGGTATACAAGTAAATTATTAAAATTGCTAGACGGTCCCATTATTTGACCCATAAACTTTTGCTGAGGTCCTAGAGACATATCGGTTGTCTTACAAATGTCGTCATTTCCGAGATTTATATAGTTATCTGAAAATGTAAATGGACTATCTTCTACAAATGCATCATCTGAATACTTTTCATCTACAAATTCTAAAAGGTCGTTATTATTGAATTTATCTAAGTCATTTAAATTTTTAAATTTCATATTTTCGCATTTTATATGGTATTTATCTCTATCGCCTGGATTTTTATAATAATACTGTATACAATCCATTTATTATTATAGACATAATATTTATATTTATAATATTAAATTTGGGGGATAATAAATGGAGAGATCACTTTATTAGCAAAACAATAATTAAAATAAATATAAAAACGGCGAGGCCAATAATTAGTTTATTTCTCATGGCGAGGTCTTCTTCCGCCTTTTTCAGTTTTGTCTCTAATTCGTTCTTTTGTGTAGTAAGCTGGGTCTGTAATTCGGTTATTGTTTCGTTTAATGTGACTTTGTCCGCTGTTAACGCCGTTAGTCGGGATCCAAGTGTTCCCAGATTAGGATCCGAGTTCTGCTCTAAGCCAACTGATTTTCCCAAAAGTGTAAAAAATTCAACTGCCAAACTTACGTATTCATTACTTTTATAATTTCCAGCCATTAACTCTCCCATGGTCGAAATAATCCATTCTTCATTATTCTTCAAGTGACGTAAAACATAAGAAACAATTGTCATAATTTGTTTCCTCTGCCATATAATAAAACTTACGTCACCTCTCGATAAAAGACCTTCGGGGTTAGTTGGTTCCATGGCATGAAAAATTTCGGCCCATTTTGCAGTGTTTAACGAAAGTCCATGTTCACTGTTAATTTCTTCTCGCATCTCGGCTGGGATAGTTTCGTAGACCCAATCAGGCATCGTCTCGTCTCTAATTATCGTGAGAATAACTTCTTTCGCCTTAACCGTAAAAGTTTCGACATCTGTGTCGGGTGGCATTACTATGTCTTCCCTGACCATGCCGCGACCCGCCTCCTCCTCGGCCTTCGTCCTGGCCGCTTCGTTCGCTTCGGCGGCGGCAGTGGCGTCGGCGGTGATGCCAAGGGCGGCGAGGGCGAGGGCGGCGGCCTCTAGACTGGAACATTCTCTATCGCGCCAATTACATGCTTGCATGTTCCCATTATTACAATAGTTACCGGCGGAGATACAGGCTTCGCCTGGGTCTTGTATGCCGACGAGCCAGGGCGGGAGATCGAGGGTCAAGGTTGACGTTGTCGCGCATTTCCCCCACTGTGTGTTGGCCTCGTTTTTCATGCAATACGGGGCAGCACTTGAACATATGTTCATGGGCATGCCGTCCCCGGTGTAACCCGCGTCGTGAGCGCAATCGGCGCCGGGTCCAGCAGTGCCTGTAATGGCATTCTCGCGGCGAAATTCTTCCTTTTTGTTGCCATATGGGTTATTTTTTTGTTTCCTGGTTTTTGCAATGTTAGGTTTTGCAATGTTAGGTTTTGCACCAGAACTGGCAAGCAATACTGGTTCGTTATGCCCAGACTGATAACTTTTTGAGTATTTCATTTATTGTATTGTAAATGTTTTTTTTTAAAAAATACATACAATAGAATTTATATTGTACACTTTACGGTGTACGATTTATTTATGCCCTAAGTTGCAGTTACCGTTGAATTGCTTATATACCCCGTATACTACAAGTGTAGACAAGGCGAGGACAAAGGCTCCCTGTACGAAAAGCGACGAATCTGTATGGATTTTTCCCTGTCTCCTCTCGGGGTCGGGGTCATCTACCTTAAGAGATTCAATAATAATTCCCGCAACTATAGGAGAAAGCGCTAACATAAATCCTTGACTCAATGGTAGTCTAAAACAGCGCGAAAACCAGGTTGCGGAGGCCGATGGCCACATAATTAAAAAGCTAACAATTGCCAGTAGATAAAGCGGGTATAATAGATACATTCTCTTATTTATTATAATTTATTTTATTTATAATTTAATTAATGAATTCTTTTTCAGACACCAGGAGACTAATTTATCTTGGTGTCGTCATTCAGAATTCTAGTTGTACATTGTGTTTAGATAGTCGCGGGGAATGGCGTCGATCATCCAAAATTGGACTCTCGGGACTTTGAAGATCATCCGAAGCTTACGCGAGACATTTTCATCGTTCCTGTCTTTGGCGCAGGCTTCGACCCGGATCATCCCCATTTCATTTTAGGTTTAATTTTCGGTTTAGGTTTAAATTTTCTTTTTAGATCATTAAGAAGTCTTTTAGCAGACTTATATTTACGTCCTTTTTTAGAAACATATGTAAGACTGATACCACTTTTTTGGCATCTAAGTTGTAGTCTTTTAAATCCATCGGCTTTCATTTCCAATTGTTTTCTTGTTAACTTCATACGCTTGCCCCTTATTACCTTAGACAATGGAATACCCACTGATTTTAATTTGGCTTTTAGAACTCTTGTAGATGTATTCCTAATTGAAACCTTAGGTTTTTTACCAAATCTTGAGTAAGGTTTTTTAGTAAGTCTTTGTTGTCTTTTTTCTAAATTGACGAGAATATTCGCAGTATCCGCCCGATCTTCAAAATCCTTAATCTGACCCTGTACATAATCTATCCTCTCCTGAGTAGCTCTGGCGGTATTGCTCGGGTCTCCTATATTGAGCAGGCCAGCCACACTGGACACGGATCCTTCCTGTATAAATGCGTGTAATGGGGCTACTATTTCATCGTCATTCTGACTTTCAAATATAGTGAATCTATTGAATATACTGCTAATTCTACTACATATGCGATCGAATGTTAGGAACAGGTGTGTTCCATAAGAACCTTTGTTGTATATTGTAAAATACTCTAATATTTGTCCAAGGTCGCCGAGTGTTTTGTAACAAACTACCGTACTAACATTCTTTTCTATAGGCAGATATTCTTTAGTTAAACTTTTTACAGAAGTGTTTCTGGAGTCTAATGCTTGATTTGTTTTACTAAAAACATCTATTTTCTTTTTAAAGAATTGTTTAATTTCTAATGTTATCACTTTTTTATTGCGCTCATCTTGGGACCTGACGTTGTACATATTCCAGAACTTTTTGCCACTGTCAAACTTTAAAAAGCCACCATCCCCTAAAGGTTCACCTTTATTTCCAAGTGTTCCTTTAGGGATTCTCATATCTATATTATTATTTTTCGCGTATTCAAATGCTGTAGAGTTGCTGGCGCTATGGGGGCTAAAAAACTCGCTTTTATGTTTTATTTTCCACTCCCTGTTTTTTAGTTTAGCTAATGGATTAATTTTGTATTCTATTAAAACAATACCTCTAATCTGTACACTGATATTTATACCTTTTGGATGGATTTCTGTTATGGATTTTGTGGCTGTTTTCATAGTAGTTTCAACGGCGTTTATAAAAGTTTGAGTACCAGAACCAGACGCAGAGTCGTATTTGGTAGCCATCATATTTGCTAAATTAAAATCGTATCTATCTGTAATCATTTGACATATATGGTGTAGAAAAGATGATAGTCTAAACTTGCTTTTATCCGCGTCTACAGCTAATATAGTGCCACCTGTCGCGAGACTCTCTTCATCATTGCTCGCTATGTTAATAAATTTTAATATAGTTTGTGCTCCTTGTGAACATGGGTTACTAGAACGCCTTGAAAAATCGTCTTTAACTAGATTAAAATCATCAATTCCTAAGAACCTTTTTGATATATTATCTATATAATCTCCCATCAATAAAGTTTCGCTCTTTCCTTTTTTTAACTGCTGAAACAATATGGATTTTATATTCTCTGGCTTTAATTCTGGCGGTAATGTTGTTGTTACCCAAAGTTCGGTCTCGATTTCAGATTGTATCCATTCGATGTCAGTTAGGTAATCTTTTTCCAATTCTTGATATACATATTTTTTTTGTGAGCTCCATTCATTTCTATCGTCATTTTCTAAAAAATCATGGCATTGGTCACAAAAAATTAAAAATCTTAAATACCAACAAATAAACATTTCCCAGGGAGGCCATTCCGGAGCCTTACGATTTTCATAAAGAGGTTTAATCCATAATTCATCTAAATTAATATCTTCTTCCTCCATCCATTATTACAATAAACAAAACATTTTAATTTAATTTCAGTTAATTTGTGAAAGTCCATTCGTAGTAGTACCTGATTTGACCTGGTCTCTTAAGCTCATCAAACTTAAAAAACACATAAGATTCATCGCACAACCGCCGAAGACTATTTTCGAGATCTATTAGCCTCGTTTCTTCATTAATGAACTTCGGGTTTTCAACAATTAGCTTAGCATTTAAAGCGCGTTTCTTAGGTTGAACTACAAATAGTGCCAAATATTTTGGTTCGTAAGCGGCCTTGCCGCTACATCCATCTGGGAAAAATCCAAAATAAAGATATTCTTCAGATGTGTATATATTTGAAGATTCTTTCATACTCAGGCATTCCATGCAATAGTGGTCATCATAAACTTCGGTATCGTTCCTTCCCATGTGTAAAAGCCAATTTTGTGCCCAAGCATTACCATTTAGATGCGTCAAAAGTTTTAGTTCTCCTCCCGAAGGAGGTGTTAACGATTCGATAAGACTTGAGCTATCTCCTTCATTGTTGTATACTAAATTACCCCTCCCCTTTACGGTTGATCTATAAACTGGGTACATAACCGGATTAACAACATAGGACAAGAACATGGTCAATAGAGCAAACATGCTTTACAATTGTATATATTTTATTTTTAAATGCATTATGTTTCTAAAATTTTAATCACTTTATTGATAGTTGGGATACAGACGTCAACCGTCTGTGATATCTTAGCCTTAGATGGCTGTTTAAGATTTAGTTCATTTTTGACTACATATAGTAATACCCCGGCTACGATAGACTTAGGGGTGACTGAATCTAGGCGGTCAATATTTTTGGTATATAATTCATTACACATATACACTGTTTTGAATGGCAGTTCTAACTGATTACAGAATTTTACAAAGGCATCGGTATCTTTAACATCTTCCTTCACCCGTCCTAAATATTTATATGCTGGCACGTATTGCATTATTTCTAGAAAAACCCTCTCCCCCTTTAGAAACCCCTTTTGATTCCCCTCTGTTATTTCTATTAGTTTTTTGCGATCAACTGATATATTGTTTTGTATTCCAGAATAATACATGCATGCAGATATCAGACCATTTCTAACTGAAGCGCGGGTCAATTTTCCAGATTCCATACAAATGTGCCACATGTTTTTTGCTGTGGGTAGTATAGCGTGTGGTAGAGAGAGAAGTGTGCGATAATTTTCAAAGTGTTCCGAGACTTTCCAAAATGTTTTTTGTTTATGACTAAAAGTAGCCTGATAATGCATCCTCATAATAAAAGAATTTTTATGGAATCCGGGGATTGTACCCGTTTTGTCATATGGATTATCACTCGCCCATGAGTCACCCCTCTGCTGCGAAGTCTGAAAAGATCCGTCCTCCCTTTTATAACTATTCCATTCACAACTATCTCCCTCCATTGCTAAAATTTGGCCGCAATCTAAGCATATATCTGCTTTATCCGACGGATTGTAAATTACATTTGTATGCATACAGCCACACTTAGTGGGTTCTCGATAATTTTCTTTGTCAATTTCTTCCAGGTCTTTCCAAATAAGCAACATTGTTTCGTCCATCTAAAAAGAGGAGTCTATACTATACTACAATTATACGTATTATCTTTAATATAACTATAAAAACGTAATATTTAAGTTATTCGCGGGATTTATTGGCATTAATTATATTTAAATAAATTAAATATGTTAGGTGAAGTTATAATAAAGGAAACGCGCGGATATTGTATAAATTTAGATAACGCCAAAAACATTTTTAACGTTAAATTAAAGACAGAAACTAAATATAATGAAATTGGTTACGATGAATTTTTATTATATTTTCAGAATACGTGGGAATATATTAAAACACATAATCTTAGGTATCACTTACTCGTTGATCTTGGGGGGTCTAAAGAAAATGTAAATGTAAATGAAAATGAAAATGAAAATGAATTGCCTCTTGTTGCTTATATGAAATTAATTACCACCATGACCAAAATAAATTCATTGCTAAATCTCCACTGTCATTCGGTGTGTATAGTAAGTCCTGGGTCTGAAAAATGGAAAAATGCATACACATTAGGAACTAAATTATGGAAACCGGATAAACAGAGACCATTAAAGTTTACCGATGTTGCAAATGATGCAGTATTATTTTTTAATTCCCATAAGCTACCAGAAATAGAAGGAACGTGGATTGAATGCACAGACGGTGGTTTTATCCGCGGCTAACCGCGGTGAAATAATTCTAATAACTAAATAAAATAAAAATGGGTAATAATTACTCCCTTTTATTTTATTTACATTGTATTTAAATGTATTTACTTAGAATTTAGGTAGCCTGGTCTTTAACGGGGTCATCTTTAATATATGATAAGCACCGTATGCGGTTACCATGCAACCCATGGCAATATTCATCCCCTTTATAAACTTAACAGGGTCCTTATCCTTGCTCGCAACCTTGATGTCTCTGTCAAGTACACCAACGGACATCCAGAAGAACGCAGCGAGAGCAATTGGTATTATAATAGTATATAGATTTGCCTTTAGAAGATCTTGCGCTGAGAGGGCCATTATTTTTTTATTATTACTATAGATTTTAATTTTTAATTTATTATTTTTTATTTATTGAAATCGTTTTTCCAGAAGTCGGAAATTGTATAATTTTTATTTAAATTGTATTGATCGGTTATATTTTTCTGTTTAGAAACCAGTGTCTCGATAGTGTCTTCGCTAAAGGTGTGAATTTTCATATCGGTTAAATATGTATATGTGTCATTTATTTTTAGGTATTTTCTTGCGGTTAATTGTTCATTGATCGTAGTCAATTTCTGTCTAAACACTTTAATATTGTCATCGATAACATCGTTCACGAAATTAATCTTCGATGTTACAAGATTCAATTCTTTCTCTAGGCGCTGCGAAATATCAGTCTGTCTCTTAATGTAATAGTCTGTCCTGATTTTCCAAAAGTGGTAAACAATTTCCTCGGCGGATGACATTTTCACAATTTCATTCTTTTCATTGAATACGTGCATGTTTTTCGCAGATATGTATGATGTCATTTTGAGCTTCTTATCAAGTTCTTTGTTGTCTCTCCAGTTTATTATGTTCTCCAGTGGAATTTTTACCTCAAAGTGTACAACTGTTTCTGACGACATATTTTTGTAACTATAAATTTGCTCCTCGGTCTCTAGTTTGTCTAGGAAACTTTTATAGTCCTCCGTCCATGTCCCAATCGGCAATTCAGTTATTGTTACAATGTTTGTTACAATTTTATATACTCCCTTTGATACCCATCTATTCTCTTCTACCTTATCAATCGTGCCGGTAAACCCTTTATACCAAGGTGTTAGTTCGGGGATATCTGCATCCTCGTCGTCTACTAATTTTAGAAGCCTGTCTTTCAAGTCTTCCGGGTTGAAACACGGGATATCTGTAGAAAACCCGGTTCCAATTCCACACGATCCGTTGATAAGAATAAGAGGTAGTACAGGAACATAGAAAGATGGTTCGATTGAAAACCCGTCGTCGTTTAGATAATTTACAAGAGAGTAATCATCTGGATTAAACATGTTCTTGAAATTTTTCGAGAGGTGAGTAAAGATGTACCTCGGACTCGATGAGTCTTTCCCTCCCTGAAGCCGAGTACCAAATTGTCCAACAGGTTCTAGGAGATTCATATTGTTAGAGCCCACATAGGTCTGAGACAGACCGATGATGGTATCCTGTAGACTTGTTTCTCCATGATGATAGCTAGAAACTTCAGAGACGTATCCGGCAAGTTGAGATACCTTGATTTCGGAATATAGATTTCTTTTGATACATCCATATAGGATTTTTCTCTGGGACGGCTTTAGTCCGTCTACAAGACTGGGAATTGAACGGATGTTGTCTGCGATGGAAAATAGTACAAGTTCCTTGTTGATAAGATCTTTTACCTTTACCTTGTTATTATTGTAATTGAGAGTTTCTGGGCTCTTGATATTTCCAAGAATCCATTTTTTCCTTGCGTCTGCCTCTGTTTTTGTAAATGCCATTTCTAGGTATTTTTCATCTTCGCCCGTTTCTATTTTGTAATCAAGGGTCTTCATATCTTTAAAGTATTCCTTGGCCTCAGCCGAAGTACTTGTACCAAGACCCTTGTAGTATTTTACTTTGTAGCCGGATGTATTATTATTTTCTTTCCAGGTGTTGTAATCGCTAAGGTTGTAAAATGGCAACGTTTCGTTTCTTTTGGATATTTTAATGATCGGCGTGACAAGGGATGATACAAAATTTATTTTTAGTAGTTCTGGCCAAGAATTTCCGATGAAATTAATGAGCAGACTTTTGATGTGAAATCCGTCGGTATCTGCATCGGTCATAATCAAAACCCGCCCATATCTGAGTTCTGATAAATTCTTGTACTTCTTGCCGTTTTGTAGGCCAAGAATTTGTTTGATGTTATTTATCTCTTCATTTTTGGACAGTTGTGCATAAGTTGCTGTCCGGGTATTAAGTAGCTTTCCTCGCAGGGGGAAAACACCGTACGTGTCTCTTCCCACAACTGATAGACCCGAGATAGCGGTGGCTTTAGCAGAATCGCCCTCTGTGAAGATAATAGTACACTTAGATGAGTCCTTTGTTCCGGCTCGGTTTGCGTCGTCAAGTTTCGGAATGATAACTCTTGAAGTTTTCTTGCCATCTGTTTTTTGTAGAGACTTCTTCTCTTTAGCATCTGCGAGAGTCAGTACATTTTCAATAATCCCAAGCTTGGCTACATTCTTAATGAAATCCTGTGATGCTGTAAATTTGCTTCCGAAATCCGAAATCTTTGTGATGTTCTTTTCTTTTGTCTGTGAAGAAAAGGACGGGTTTTCAATGATACAATTTATAAATACAAAGATGTTGTCCTTGATGTAATGAGGTTTGATTGTAAGACTCTTGTGTTTTTCCTGTATAGTTTCTGTTAGTTTTTTGATTATGGGATTGATGACATGGTCTACATGACTTCCTCCATCGGACGTGTTTACGCCGTTTACAAATGACATGCATTGAAATCCGTTCTCAGAAGGTGCGATAGATACTTGCCACCGCGGTTCTTCTTGAATAACCCGGGGACATTCCTTTTTTGGACCGATGTACACTGAAATGTAGTCGGAAAAGTCTTTTACGGTCAATTTCTTTCCGTTGTAGTGTACATCTACGCCCTTGGGAGTAATTGCACAGATGTCAAAGATGCGTTTTATCAGGATGTCTTTAGTATCCTGCGTGATACACTCAATCCCAAATCTTTTAAAGTCTGGTCTGAATGTAATCCTTGTGTATTCCTTGGAAGTTTTTCCAATCTTGGGTTTGCAAATTTTACTAAGATTTTTTTCAAATGTTTGTGTGTATTTTTTACCCCCGGACGCAGTCTCGATACGGAATGTATCAGAAAAGATTGCCGCCAGCTTGGCTCCGAGACCGTTAAGTCCTCCGGTTGTTCTTTTCTTTGTGTCGTCGTGGTTGCTGGTGGTGAGAAGATTCGCAAAGATAAGTTCGGGGATGTAAATATTGTACTCAGGGTGAATTTCAATAGGTATACCAGAATCGTTGTATACACTGATATCGCCATCATCTGTTATGTCAACCTTTATGCATGTGACTTTTTTATTCCTCTGGACTTCGTCTGAGGCATTGGTTAGGATCTCGTCAAAGATTTTATAGACTCCCGGATTCCATTTACAGATTTTATTATGCGCGGTGTTATTGTCGGGGTTTATGGTCCAGCAATCGGAGACTATGTCTTTGGTATCTCCGACATACATCCCAGGGCGTTCTAGGACATGTTCGATTTGCGTATATTTTTTATAGTTCTCCGCCATAACTGTAAGTAACTGATTATAAATTGAAATATATTTTTAAACCAGTTATTTTTTTGTAAAATTTGAGATTCAATTCATTTCAATTTAAGCCTTAAGATGTTCAATCATTCTATCAATCTCAGTGAGATTCCTCATGCCAACAAATTGCGTCTTCTTTTTTTTATATCTAATTATTGTACATGGGATATTAGAGATCCTGTTTTCAGACAGGAAATCTTCAAACGCGCTATTCTCTACGTCTACTTTATAAACTACAGAATCCTCGACGGTCAATAATACCTTCTCAAGATTAACACACGGCTTGCACCACTCGGTTCCAAACTTAGTAAATACAACCGTTTCGCCAAAGTCTATTGAATCTATAACAATGTAAGATTCAAGGCTATCAATCTGAGTAGTTTCCATATTTATAATATATAATATAATTTATTTTTAAGTTTATATTATACTTTAAAAATAAAGTAACTTATTATAAATATGTATTTTCCATCTTTAGATTTTTATGTTTTTGATATACAGGCTATTGCAATAATTATAATTACCACCTGTTTAGTTTTTGCAGTAAATAAATTTATTATAAAGAAAGCCGAAGATGATAAGAAAGAAGGTCATAAAGGTGTAAATGAAGTAGCCCTTTTATTGGGGGGTGCAGCACTTGGCGGACTTATTAGTTTAATTGTATCATACTTAACATTAGAGTCGGATAATATAGATACGTCCGATTATTACAATTAATAATATAAATATAGTAGTAGTTACATTGTTATGTCGATAAGTCTAACGAAATTTAACCCTAAGAAGATAGAAGAGAAGAGACTCACAGGTTCTGGGCCGGCAACATGTGTTTTTATAGGAAAACGCGGAACGGGTAAAAGCACATTAGTTGCGGATATACTTTATCGTTTACGTAATATAAATGCAGGTGTAGCAATATCAGCCACCGAGGACGGGAATGCATATTATTCAAATTTTATACCAGAAATATTAATACATTCCGAATATAAACCGGAGATTATACAACAGGTTATAACTCGCCAAAAAAAAATAATAGACGGCAAGAAAAAAACAGCGGATAATGATGTATTTGTTTTATTAGATGATTGTATGTATGATAAACGGATGATAAAAGACCCAAATATCCGCGGGATATTTATGAATGGGCGTCATTGGAGAATAACATTTTTATTAACCATGCAATATTGTATGGATTTGCCACCAGATCTTAGAACTAACATAGATTATATCTTCATTCTCAGGGAAAATATTATACAAAATCAACAAAAGTTGTATAATAATTTCTTTGGGATATTTCCGCATTTTTCGGTTTTTCAAGACGTTCTCAATAGTTGTACGGAGGGGTATGATTGTTTAGTCTTAGATAATACGTCAAGAAGTAATAATATACAGGACTGTGTTTTTTGGTATAGGGCTACCCCAGACCGCAAATTCAAAATAGGCTCTAAAGACCTATGGAATTATTGTAAAAAGAATTATGATGCAAAAAAGGCTAAAGATGTCCCAGAATATGACGCTAAAAAGATGAAAAAGAAGAATACTCCTTCCGTAAACGTTAAGAAATTAAAGTAATTTATTACAAAAAAAATACATATTAAAATTTTTATTATGTATATACTAAATAACAGTTATGCCAACTGAAGAGGAAAAAAGACAAGAACTGATAAAGTGCATAACACGATACGTTAAGGCTGAAAATGATTATCTTAGAAGATGTGCAAGTGAATTAAAAAATTACGGAATAGTAGTCATAGACCTCAATTTGATTAAAAGAGAAAGCGAATTTTTAAGGGGAACAAATTGGTTTTCAGAAATAAAGAAATTTCAATTGAGAGATTTCAAAACAGATAATCCACAATATGGATTTGTACTAGGAGCATTTGGGGCATTGGGTAATCCATCTAGCTTTCATAATCTAGTTATGTATCAATTAAGATACATTCTCTTTAAGAAACTTTCTAGAGTTTTTGGATACATGGACAGTAAACGTTATCTAGAGTGTCTATTTGACCGTGTTGCAATCCGTAGAGAAGGTACAAGTATCGGCGGCGAGTCTTTTCACCGGGACACGTGCAGTGTTCAAAAAGATTCAGATAACATTTATGGAGGGTGGGTAAATTTAGACAAACATGGTAGTCAATATTTCTCATGTGTTCCTGGTACACACACTTGTGCGGGACGCGGTGGTTTTGAAAAGATATCGGGTGATTATCCAAACAAAGTAAAAATAGAAATTAAACCAAAACAGGTTATTATCTTTAATCAGAACATTATACACGAAATTAATAAACAGAAATTCACTACGAATTCAGTAAGACTTTATCTGGGTTGGAGACACACTAATGAATCCGAACCTCTTTTTAACAGTAAAACCAACCCACAATTTAACATAACACAAATTCTACAAAGACAACTTGTTCCACCGCTACCAAGTGGAGATCTCGCTGTTATGTATAGTAAAAACCATCCAGGATTATGGAAAAGTCGCATGGAAATACTTTCATCTGAAATAAAAGATTATTACCTTGAGACCGACCCCAAAAAAACACAAAGATATAAAGACGGTAAAGTAGTTAAAAGGGCTCTAAAAGAGCCTATACAATTAGTAGAGATCCCCGACTATCTTAAGACAATTTATTACCCGACTAGGGCGTTTTATAATTAATTCATAATAAAGATATATCGTAATATTATAAATGGAGCAGGGTTATCCATTAAAGTAATTTATTTAAATTCATTGAATTAACTACGCTATAATGTCTTAGTCCGATAAACAGGGGTAATTGAACACATGTTGCGTGTAGAACCGCCTTTAAATTTCCCGTATTCACCTGATTATATCTCCACGAGATGAAAGAAAAACATGAGATAATTCCGATAAGAGGCTGAGATCTGGGGTATAGATTTACATATATTGTCATGCATATATTACATGACGCGTCTAAAATTCTCAGTTCGTTTTTATACGGAAGAGATAGTGCAGCACTCCCATGGCATAATACACCATTAACTGCTATTATATATCCCTGGATTGTATTTGTATACATAAATATTAATGTAAAAATCCCCAATGCTACTTCACACCATATTATATTCATTAGAATTTATAAATGAATATAATGTAGTTTTAAATTGAATTAATTCATAATAAATATATATCGTAAGATTATAAATGGAGCGGGGAATAGTAATGATGGGCCATGGAATGGCAATAGCTCTTGTAGCGTACGGTGTTATGGTTTACGGCCTTAAGCAGAGTGTTTCAACTGCCGAGAATAGATCGGTTCTACTTGGCGCCTTAATAATAGCATACATGGTCGTCTTCGGTCATAATGCGCCCACTATGCAGGCTCTCAATCGTATTTAATTAAAAAAAAAATTTACAGAAAAATAAAAAGTTTAGGAATATATATAGGATGGAAATATATAGACAAGATCTTAAGAAAATGGATAGACAACACCTTATAGAATGTGCATCTAAAGCTATGGAACACAATAGAATTGAGGTATTTTTAAATAAATTAAGACAAAACCCCGCGTGGATAGCAGCAAGAACAGAAAAAAGAAGAGCACAGCTAAAAGAAGACAGAGAAAAAATAAAAATAAATGAAAATAGTTTACCATCTTATTCACACAGTCTTAGTATAGATAACTATTGGGAAATATATGAACGTGTTATTAAAGATTATACCCCGGCTATGATTGAATGGTATAAAAAACACGGTTCTGATGAAAAAACTTTAAGAATAGTATCTCAGGAAAATAAACGTTATGGTTCCGTAATTGAAAAAATTATAACGAATATTAAACTTATAGGAAATCGTGAAAATTCAGAACATGATGGTATTAAAAAAAATAAAAAGATAGAAATTAAATCTTCAAGGTATTGGTCTCAGACTTATAATTGTCGTTGGCAGCACATTGAAAAAGATCACGATTATGATTGTGTTCTATTTGTACTTTTACATTTTGACGGATCTCTTAAAATTTGGGGTATTGAAAAGAGTGTTTTGTTTGGGGAATTGATTCAGAAAAATATATTGACCAAACAGGGTAAAGAAGGTTGGTGGTGCGACAAAAATAAGGTAATTGAATATTGCAAAGAAATTACAACCGTTGATGATTTAGATAGTTTTCTGCAGAGCTTTTAAACGTTTATTACATAAATCAACATAATCTTCATTAATCTCAAATCCAATAAATTTTACATTTTCCTCTTTGGCGGCAACACATTCACTTCCAGAGCCTGCAAATGGAATTACAACTAGAGTATCATCCCCATTTTTACACGCTTTTATTAATTTTTTACATAATTCAAGAGGTTTTTGTGTTGGGTGATTTACTCTTTCTTTTTTACCGGCTCCACCTGATAGAGCTGGAATTTTTATTACATCCCTAGGGAGGGCACCATTGACGTGTGCAGTGTATTTAGTTTCAGTTTCTCCATTACTAAATCTACCGGCTGTAGATTTTCTTACTTTACCGGCTGCATTTTTTATAAACTGTTCGGTATAAGGTTCCCTAACCTCATCCCTATTAAAATGGGGTTTCTTTTTACTGCAACATAGAATACTTTCATGCGTTCTCTGCCAGTGTTTAAGAGATGGAGTTACTTTGTTTGTGTAATGCCATATAATCCATCTAACATTAATATTAATTCTAACTCTAATATATGCTAATATTTCACTAAACCCATATATGTATAAAGTTCCGTTGGGTTTTATTATACGTATACATTCTTTTATCCATTCATCACACCAAACTAAATAATCATCCATATCTTGTTTGTCACTATCATTTCCAAAATCTTTACCAATATTATAAGGGGGGTCACAAATAATAATATCAACACTATCGTTATTTATTTTTTTCATACCAGATATACAATCTTCGCAATGTATAACATTCTCCATTTAAATGTGTATACATTATTTTCTTAAATGATTTAAACATAAGATACATTTAATTACATACGAGTTTGATGGATAAAATCAATGAATTGAAATCAATTCCCATGCATGAACAGCGTTCTGATGCGTGGTTCAAACAAAGAGAAAACAAATTGACATCAAGTGACGCAGGTACAGTTCTAGGCTTGAATCCTTATCAAAAACCAAAAGAAGTGCTTTTTAAGAAGTGTGGTCATGACCCAAAGCCATTTGTTGGTAATATTGCTACACGTCATGGGCAAAAGTATGAAGACGAGGCTATTGACAAGTATTGTAAGCTAACTGGTCAAAAGAATTATGATTTCGGTCTTCTTGCGCACGAGGATGTCCATAAATCCGACGAATATCATTGGCTTGCCGGTTCTCCGGACGGAATCTCTATGAGTCTAACTGACCCAAATGCAAAGCCCATTCTATTAGAAGTTAAGTGTCCATACAAAAGAAAGATTGTCCCCGGTAAGATCCCCGTTTATTATTATCCTCAGGTTCAGTTGAATATGTTCATTTGTGGTCTTGAAGTTTCCGATTTTATTGAATATTTCCCACCCAGGACAATGAGTATTGTAAGAACTTACATTAACCATAAGTGGCTTAATAAGAATTTGCCTATTCTTGCAGACTTTTGGGCGAATGTAGTTCATTACCGCAAGGCGGGAATTGAAACTCATCCTCTATTTCGTCATCCTAAGAAGATTCTAGATCTCAGAACAGAGGAAGAAGACATTCCAGTTATTAATTTGGATGCATATTCTATCATTGATTAAGTTCGTTGTAAATATAATTTAAAAGAATAGTTCATACATTAACAAATGGGAATCAGAGGATTAAACGCCCTTATTAAAAAGCATTCGCCCGACTGTACTTCATATAATGACATCAAAAAATACCATGGTAAAACCGTAGCAATCGATTCTAGTATACTTCTTTATAAATTTAAATACGCGTGTAAGGCTGAAAATTCTCACCTAATTGGAATTGCTAATCGCGCGAAGTTTTATGTAATGAACGGAATTCTCCCGGTTTTTGTTTTCGATGGGGTTCCTCCGGATGCAAAGGGTATAACCCTGGAAAAGAGGCAAGCCGCGAAACAAAAAATATACATTAGATTAGATGAACTAAAAGAAAAGGTAGCAGAAAGTGAGTTAGAACAAGGAGAAATAAATTCAGAAATCGAAAAATTGCAATCTCAACTGATAATTGTAAAAAAATACCACACTGAACAATGCAAAGAATTTCTAGAAATATCGGGCATTCCTTATTGTACGGCTCCAAATGATGCAGAGAAATACTGCGCATTTCTTCAGAGAAATGGAATAGTAGATTACACAATAACCGACGATTCAGATGCCCTTACGTTTGGATGCTCAAACGTTCTTAAAACAAATATCAGTAAACACATAATTGAGATCGATCTAGCAAAGCTATTGTATGACATAGATATGAATATGGAAAACTTTGTGGACTTTTGTATTCTATCTGGCTGTGATTATACTGAATCAATTCCTCAAATAGGGCCAATCACGGCATATAATCTTATTAAGAAACACGGGTGTATAGAAACTGTATTGACTAATTCAGTTAAAACGTGCGAACATTTCGAATATGGAGTATGTAGAGAGATATTTAATATATTTGATTATGATATTCCTGAAAAGTTTTTCATGAAAAAGAAAGATAAAAATATTCTATTGGAATTTCTAAATAAACATAATTTTAGAGAAAATGTAATTTCTAAATTTATTAAAATTTTATTGTGAATTAAATTTAAATTAATTTCTTTTGTATATATTAAAAATAAATATGTCCGACCTTCTTGATCTATACTTCGGTGCCAAGCGTCGTAAGCGTCGCTCGTCGCCCAAGCGTCGCCGCTCGCGTTCGCCCCGTCGTTCGCCCCGTCGTTCGCGCCGCTCGCCCATCCGTCGCCGTCGTCGCTCGACCAAGGCCTCGAAGACCTCCATTGTCGTAGCCGGCCGCAAGCGCAAGCTATACAAGGGTAAGACCGGCGCCCTATACTACCGCTCCAAGGGCCGCAAGGTCTACATTGGTAAGCGCAGCCGCAAGGCTGGTCGCAAGACCACCCGCCGTCGCCGCTCGAAGAGGCTGAAGATGACCAAGTCGGCCATCGCCGCCCGTCGTGCCTACCGCCGCCGCTCGAAGAAGACCACCCGCCGTCGCCGCTCGAAGAAGCTGAAGATGACCAAGTCGGCCATCCGTGCTCGTCGCGCCTACCGCGCCCGTACCCGCCGGTCGCTCTTCGGTGGCCTCTGGTAGATAATATAAGTGTGTGTTGTAAATGAATGTAGTATAAATTAAATCATTTAAGTTCAAGTGAATTCAAATGATTTAGTTAATTCTGTTCTTGGTATGCTAGTTTACTTAGAGCAATTATCTGCGAGATCCTGTAGTGTTATATTTTCTCGCTTAATGTGGATTATCTTCTCGATAGACCTAATTGATGTAGGTATCGTATTATCTTTTGCTACACTCATTGGGATAATTTTGTCAGTTGTAATATTAAATTCTACTATACATTCATTACTATAATCTTCAAGACCCTTAATAAAATCAATTTGTTCTCTTCCGGTATCAATATCCCCCTTAATTGTCGCAAAAATACAAGATTTCTTAAAATTAGTGCTATACAAGTCTATATCATTTTCATTTTCAGATACTTTCAAATTAAAAACCAATTTTTCAGTGGGTTTCCACTTAAAACACGAATAATTTATACCTGTTGTAATTGGCAAGTTATTTGGCATAATGAATAGTTCTTCATTGTCTTCAAGTTTTGACACACCGGATATGTCAGTGGCGTAATTTACTATATTAATTGGGACATCGGTATTAATTATATTACTAATGAAGTAACTCGAATCAGCCAACCTATCTTCGTATGACGCTCTATTAATTTTATTCCCAGATGACATAAATGAGTCACATATAATAATTTCGCCCTGGGCATATGAAATATCGAATATGCTACCATAAAAGTAATCGTGTGAACAGTTAATATCTATATTGTACATTGTAAAGTCTGATAGAATAATAACTGAAGTATTTTCTGCTTTAGAGTTTATAAACATAAATAGTATAGCTCTTCTAGTTTCTTTTGTGTTTTTCTTGCAAAAAATATATTTATAATTTTTTAGCTTTATAAAGTGTGATCTTTCTACATTAACGGCAGTCTGGGCTGGGAAATAATAATCTGTTCTTCCTGTCCAATTATTATTAAGTAAGAATATAACCTGTTTTTTATAATCTTCACCTGTTATTTCAGATAGCATTTAATATATTATACAAATAGATGCAGTCTTTAAATATATTTAAAGATTCTTTTTATTCCTAATAAATACAAACATGTCTTTTTCGTCGCGAGAAGATACACTTGTTAAATTTTTGATCTTATTTTATAAAAATAAAATGCCTCTCCTTAGAGACATAATTTATCAAAATACTCCATTAAGCTTAAGACTTTTAGACTGGTTAGTAACTAATTATTCGAAGAAGTATAATATTATTTACCCGTTGCTCCGTAGCAACGGAGACGTTACTCATTTTAATATATATTTAGACTATAAAAATCAATTGAAGGCATATTCTAAAAAATATTTTGACCCCTTTTGTAGGCAACGGAGAATAATAATCGACGTTGGCACACTTAAATGGAGAGAATGTCCAGATAAGTATACTCCCGGTGATAAAGACATAGTAACGACAGTTGGTCAGCTTAATTTTTTTAGATGGATTCTCGACAATAAAATTTTTGATTATGCAATTTCTAATATAAAACTCATAGATGCTGATATGAATACAACGCTATTGAACAAGAGAAAGGACAAACGTTCTGTTTTGTCTCCAAGTGCCGTAAAAGGGGTGTATACAAATAATTACAACGTAACTATTAAATTCAGGGGATAATATAAAAATTTAATTTAAAGTTTTAAAACATTAATAACTAAGAATGGAAAATCCTTTAACAGCCTGGTTTTATTCTACCGGAAAGATTGTCACAGATTCTAATAAACAAAAGGTGACACATTTTCTATTAGACGGGGGGAAGTTAGATTTAACTAAAGATTATGAAATATTTCAAGAATTATATGCAAAGTACATTAACTGTAAAAACTGTATAGTTGAAAGAAAGACCGATGTATTTAAATTTTTTATAGATTTTGATTTTAATTCAACAGAAATTCTAGATATATACAAGTTTGTAGAGGTTATACAGGACGTTATAGAAAATATATACGGATCTCCTCAATTTTGCATTATAACAACCGCTGATAAATGCAAAGAAAACTATAAATCCGGTGTGAAATACATCAAACAGGGTTATCATTTACATTGGCCAGATATCTTAGCCGATAAACCAATTGCGCACAGCATTCGTAATAACATAATCATTCGCCTAACAACAGAATTCGGTAAAATAGAATCGTGTTATGATTCGTGGAATAAAATCATCGATAAATGCGTGTATGACGCAAATGGTCTTCGACTAATAGGATCAGACAAATGTTCAATTTCGGACGGTATTAAACATTATGAAAATCGAGTATACAAAGTGCAGAGAGTATACATCGGGAAAGAATACAGCAAACAGCTAACAGAAGATTACATTTTGGATAATTTATTGTCTATTAAGAGGACCAGTATTAGATCTGACGAAAATTGTATTACGCCTACTATTAACCTTCAAGATTATGAAGAAACGGAGGACTCCGGTGATAGCTCAACGAAGAGTGGTTTCGATAGACTTAATAAAACGTCCACTGAGTATATTGCAATCATTAAATTTTTTAAGAATTATATACCACTTTATTCTACAGACGATATTCGTATAATACAGAAGTCTAGAGAATACGCAGTTTATATAATTGCCACTAAATCTAAGTATTGCCAAAATAAAGGAGATTTTCATAGGCACAATAATATATATTTCAAACTAACACCGCGAGGGTGTTGTCAAAAATGTCTATCAGAAAGTGATGGAGAATACGGTTGTTGCCGAGAATATCAAAGTACGCCAGTACCTATTTCCTCTGGCCTGGAAAGTGCCCTGAAGTGGAAGAAACCAAAGAATAAAGATATAGATATACCCCAAACCATACCAGTAACAAAGGAACAAAAAAGAGACGATTTTTTATCTAACCTGGAAAATTGTATAACAGGTAAACCAGCTTCTATCGGACCCACTAAGGCTAAGAAAAATAAACTTAAGGCCGATTTAGCAAAGAAGACCTAGATATAATAATCGCGCAGGATATTAAAAATGCTATTAGTATCTTTCCTTTTATGTTAAGCTGACTAACAGACTCCATTAGATATGGAAATATATCACCGATGAGTTTATATGCCGGGGCAGAATTCAGTAAAAGGGATAACCCAATGATAATTAAAAAAACCCTATGATTTTTTCTATCTTTTATTTCATTTATAATAATCTTCGTAATATTCTTTTCCGCGTCTTTTTGTGAAGTATCGGCAACCTGTCTATTAGGGGGATCAGTTTTAACTCTCCTGCTAATTTTATTGGGTGCCAATTCTTCAATTACCGGTTTTCTCTGGTCATCCGTGACCTTCGGTTCTTCGTATTCTACACGTTCTTCTATTATTTCTTCGTCTACTTTAATTAGATCTTTTATATTACATTCGAACTGAGACATTTATTATATTCAATAATAAAAAAAATGAAAATTAAACGTTTTTAATAAAATAAAAAAAATATCTTATACAATATAAAACAGAATGAGTATTAGCAATGTAGCTATTAATACATTTAACTCCAGCGGTTCTCAATCAGTGTGTAGAGCTAATAAATATGCTGAAGACACATTAATAGAATCGGATTTTTTAACTAAGTGCACAACTAAGTATATAAATGGAACTGGTCAGACAGTTGTCCAGGGAAGTCTTACCACTTTCCCAACGGGTCTTCCAGGGCAGTCAACAAATCATGACACATTTGCAATGCCAGACGACATAGATGCTATAAGTAATATTATATTAACTGCTCGAATGGCATTCGATATTCCAGCCGGGTCAGACGCGGGACAAAATAAGGCTTCCTTTGCAAATAGCACGGCTATATATTTCTCTAACACATTTCTATTAACTTTGATAAATAAAATAGAAATAAAACTCGGGGGACTGGTTATAGACACTCTTACATCGGACTCTATTTTTGCTAGGAATATAACCGAAACAGACAATTCATGCAATATGTCTGGAAGCACCGCCGAAGGACATGAGTATCCTAATATATACACAAATATCAATAGACCCAATACTACGGCCAATCACGGAACTGCGGCTATTAAGGATAACGTGATAGACTGGTCCATCTCTATCCCATTCACAGGCAGATCGGCCAAAATGTCTGGCGCGTTTTTACAGGCCGGGTCTACTAACAATAAATTAACAATGAAAGTGTATTACAATAAATTCAATCCTGATATGTTCGCAGATGCGGTAGCCGTTGGAAATACTGGTCATGAACATGAGGGGTTACACGGAGCGGGGGGGGTATGGCCGATTTTTGGAATTCAAAAACTTACCAGCAATACCACTATGATTCCGGAAAACTGGAAATTCTCGACAAGTGCTACAGTGACTACCCATATGATTACAGAGACCGAGAAAAACTTTATTAGAAATAATGTAGTCAATCGCGTAGTAAAAACATCTGAGACATTAGAGTACCAAACACCAAAAGACTTTACAAATATAGATTATACACCCCCCAATTCTGCAATGGATAATTATGTTACTCTATCGGCGCCTTCTGGAGAATACAAACAGGTGTCTTTTGATATTAGTAAGTTTGAATGCAATTGTAGTCATATATTACTCTCAATGAGAGTACCTGGAGTCGGCGATGATGGAACTTTTAATAATAATAACTTAATCACTCCCTGGCCTTTTACAAAAGGTAATCGATATGATTCCAGCAAGGACGCGGCAAGCGCCACGTCCGCCGCATCGGGCCAGGCTGGGTTTGGTCCATATGATGCGACTTCGAACGACAAAAAACCACTATTCGATGGTTGGTGGAGTGGAGTGAACGATAAAGAGACCGCGGGCCCTCTTGTCCCCGAAAACAATGAAGGAGATTTTATGACCAATAATTTAGGTTTATTGCGTCACAAGAGATTTGAGACTGAACCATCGATGAGGCATTTTTCTCCTGTGTATGTCGCCTCGGCGACGCAGAATGGATCTCTCCATAAAGTTGGAGAAGAAAATAGTGGTCAACTAGAATACGTTAGTAGCAATGGTCATAGAAATTCTGACTATTTTTTACCTTCGGTGCCGGTGGTTGGTTATACAAGGGACTGGTTAGACTCCGTGGAGTTAGTTATTGGGGGTAACAGGACCGGGTTTATTCCCGCTTCCGCTCTTAAGATGGCTAATCTAGAAGAATTTGGTCTAAAGAACCCCAAAGATTCTGGTGGGATATACGTAATAAAGTTATCAGATGAAGCGTTTAGCACATCAGGTGTCCCGTTATCTAAGTGTAATAATATTAAACTTAATATTAGGATTAGAACATCTATATATGGCGGCGGCACCCCGTTTTCAAATGCGATCGACGGCACTCTCAAGCGTCTTGTAATGTCTGGATTTGATACTTCCCCCGCCTGGACTGGTGGTGGTTCTGCAAAACTTGTAGCAACCGCGTGCGGTACAACAGTTCAAACTACAGTTGGTGGGTCTATATCCTTCGCATCTTAGTAAATTAATTGTTGGTATATTACTATGTGAATGTGAATGTGAATGTGAATGTGAATGT